TTAACGCAGGCACTTCAGACGTTGTTCACGTACTAGCAGAAGGTCCAGTACCAGCAGTAGGCGCTGATTATGGTGGCGCAACAGGCGTAACAGCGGCAGCTGTAGCATGTTTCTTTGAATAAGATATTAGCGTAAAATCACAGTTTTTAGCATTGCTAGAAACAAATGATTCCAAGAAAAGCGGGATAGAAATATCCCGCTTTTTTATTTTGTATTTTTGTATATAAATAAAGATAACAACGCTAGATTAGGAGATTTAAAATGGCTTCAGTAACAAGAACAGTACCTGCATCATTTGGTCTTAGCACCAATTTTCTAGGTAAAACATTAGCACACTTAGATATTGATTTTGGCGCAGATGTTTCAGGAAAGCTAGGCCCAACATCAGCAGTAGCAGCCGCCATGGATGCAATTCAAGGCGCAGGCTTTAACATTGTAATTATTGGCGCACTACATAGTGCAGACAACAATATTTCAGTTTGTGTCGAGGGTGAATACGGTACAGACACATATGATGGCTCAGCCAGTGAAACATTGGCCGCTCACTTAGAAGATGTTTTAATTGCTTTGGGTACAGTTGATTCTGTAAACTTTGCATCAGCAACAGTAACAGCAAAAACATACGTTCTATAATTTAATATATTATATAATAAAACAGCGGAATGGTAACATTCCGCTTTTTATTTGGCTAAATAATCTATACTAAATATAATAGTAGCATATTATAGGTATACAAATGGCAAGAGAAAAAGGATTAGCCGCCGGCGGCAGATTTGGTTCAGGTGTTGGTGAGTTTTTGACAATACATACTTTAATTGATATATCACAAACTGGCCTTGTAGCACAATACAGACCTGACGCCCCTGCTTTTGTAGATGACATTAATCAATTGGTTAATAATGAAAAGTCTTGGAATAAAAGTAGAGGACAACAAAGTAATTTAGAAACTTTAATTCAAACTATTAGTTTACGCGGCAATCCTATGTATATCGAAACCCCCCAAAAATATTCAGTAGACGACATCAAAGCTTTAAATTTTGGATCTTCATTTAAAGGAAAACATGTTTTTTGGACTACTTCCTTTACTGTTGAACAACCTGGATTATATCTAGAGCGAGGCGAAGAAGCCATACCTGCATCTGGATTAATGAAAGATCTAACAAACGTTCCAGTTATTTTAAATTTAACAGAAACTGCTAAAATAAAAACCCCCGTTTGGAATGCTTTAAACCCTAAAATTAAAAACATTTATATTACTTCCTCCGATAAACTATTAGTTAATTTCTAGAAATTTTTGAGTAAATACAGTACTAGGCAAAGACTTAGGCTCATTTTAGGCGAAATGAAGAGGCATATAAAAGGCACATATAATACAGGGCGGGCGGTAGGCATTATTACACATTTTAGGAGTTGTTATGCCATCAGAAATTGAAAGGCAGAGCCTTGAGGCACACGTTGAGATTTGCTCAGAGAGATACGGGTACCTGGAGGAGAATATGGAACGAATCGAAAGTCGTTTGACTGTCATTGAACAGCAACTCGATGAGATTAGGCATAACTTGCTAGTCCAAGAAAAAAACAAATACAAATCTATGTGGGTCCTTAGTGGCTCCATTATCACCGCACTATTTTCAGCATTGATCTATCTATTAACCATTCAATAATAAGTATCGTATATGAATTACGAAGAATATCGTAGCACTTCAAAGTGGACGAAGGGATTTTGGGATCCTGAATTATCAGCTTTATCTAAACCGCCGTTATTTCCAGAAGGTGAAGACTTTTCAGGTCCAAATAATATATACGGTTATGAGATTTATAATAATTATATATTAAATCCTTCACGAACTTATGAGTTTGATTTTTTTGAGTACGATAAAAAAATAATAAATCCGTATTGGAAAGGCAAAACAGTCAAGTATACCTTAAATGCACACGGATATCGCGGTCCTAGCTTTAATTCAGATGCAAAATTAAAAATAGTAACCATTGGATGCAGTCACGCATTTGGTTTAGGAATAGACGATAGTAGCACTTGGGCAGAACAACTCAAAAAATTAATATCTGCTCAATTTAATACCAATGACGTTGAAGTTTTTAACCTTGGTACACCTGGTGCTAGTTCAGATTTAAATACAGTACAATTATATCAATTAATTGATATTATAAAACCAAATATTGTGCTGTGGGTACCTCCGGCCTGGAGAAGGTATGATATAGGAATCAATTCGTTACTATCAATAAATTCTGAATTTATTGATTTATTTGAAAATGTAATTGAACACGGCACATACACATTGGTGCCGGGTGAAGAATTTTTAGCAATTTACAACAGGGCTGTTATAGATTACGCAAACACCGGTAGTCTTGATATACAAACACGATATCAAAACTTTTGTAAGAATTTTTCGATAGTTCGTGATTTGTGTGAATATAACAATATAATATTTTATTCCTTTGCTAATTTTCAACAGTTTAATGGGTTATTTACTGAATTATGCAAGGCGTATACCTGTTCGTCTGGTATACGGAATTTAATGTATTACCTTAAATTTATTAATACACGAGAATATGTTTTAGACAAAGACAACAGATCGTTTATAAATGTCATTGCCCAAGAAGAGGCTATGATGGATTACTTAGTAATTAAAACACAAAAAAATGTTATTGGGTATGATTCTAGAAATTTAAAAAAAGCAATGGTGAAAATATATAAAGGTATAACTAGCGGATTATACGACGATTATTTTGAAGGCGTTGACTCTAACTGCAAACTTCCAAATATGCATCTTAAACTTCTTGCAAGAGACAGCGCCCATAATGGTGATTTTTTTAGTTTTGTTCTTGCTAACGTATCTTACAGTGTAATTGAAAAAGACGTAGCAAAATTACTAAATACATTATAATGTATTTAGAAGAACTCTTTGGCATAAACGAAACAAAAATGGCATGGCAACGCCAAGGAAATAAATTAGTTCGAAAGTATCGTTGCACCGGCGGCAGAAGAAAAGGACGCATTGTGTCCAAACCTGCCCAATGTTTTGCGGCTCCAGATATCAAAAAGCGTTTTAAATTACGTATGACTAAAGCAAAGTTAGGAGCAAGAATTGCGAGAAAATCTGCTAGAACAAAAAGAACTAATCCGGCAAGCATTATGAAACAACGGTTAAATAAGGCCTCCAAATGAAGCTAGAAGAATTATTTACAGAAGCAGTATATCAAATTTCTGGACCTGTTCGAGGCACAACCTTGCCGCTGGCTTCTAATGCGGGTGATAGTACAGAGACTAGTATAGATCTTAGAGATAAACGTATTGATCTAGATAATCCCAATGGCCCCACTTTAATGAAGAAAAAGTCGGAAGCGGAACAAAAACAAATAGTGCGCGGTATGGTGCCGGGCCAACAGTTTACGGTAATACCAAAATTAACAGACGTGGCAGAGCTTTGGTTTGTAGTATCTAAAAGTCCTTCTCGCGTAGTCGCGACACAAGATCCTAGTGCGGACAATCCCAGTACCAAGGAGTTTCTCATAGCAAATTATTATATTGATGACGTCAACCAAGATGGCACGCCCAAGATTAGTTTTGCACAAGAAAGAGGAATCGGAGAAAAGTCTAGAGAAATTAATAAATTAGATAGACGTGATATTCCATTAAATGTAGAAAGTGTTAGTCTGACCAATAAATAAGAAAAAATAATGTTAATAAACGAATTACTTACAGAAGATTTACGTATTCTAGAAAATTTACGTAAATGGTATGACGAGCAGTATAGTAAAGGTAAAGCAGAACTCGTTACAAAACAAAACGCCACACCCAATCATAAATCAATTAATGAAAGACTTATTCCTTATAGTTTACATGGGCGGATCATGCGGTGATCTTATTACTATGCTATATGATTCATGCAATGGCAAAATTAATAAGAATAGAATCAGGTCTGATATCAGGTCTGATTCTAATAGAATCAGGTCTGATTCTAATAGAATCAGGTTATCAAAAGATCGTAGTAGACTTAAAAAACCCCATTTATTTAAAAATAATAGTGAGAAAGATCATTACCTAATAGAAATTGCAAAATATTATGGTAGTATTCCAAGTCATGATTTGGCCTACCATATTGAACGAAAACACGACTTCATAGGTATTACTGTCGATGACTTTGACATAGCAATGTGGGCCGCAGAGCGATTTAAACAGTTACATCGCCCCCACACGTGGGAAGAAATGACCCAAGTATGTGACGCTACAACTATAAAACAATATGCAGAAATGTATATACATTTCTCTCACCTAATTAAACAGCACACTGATAATATTATTAAACTAGAAGATATAGTTAATGGAAAGTTGTTAGATGTTATTGAGATAGAAAGTTATTATCGGAGTATATATACTGCTTGGTTAGCTAACAATAACCTATAAATACAGTATGAAAATTGCAGAATTAACTGAAGCAGTAGGCATTATTACAAAACAAAATGCCACAAAAGACGCTCCAATTGGAAGCGAATATGCTAATGTTAAAAAGTTAGGACTTGGTAGCGGAAAGCCAAAATTACTTACAAACGAAAGCTTTGTTGACGGTAAGCAGTTTCGCGTAACCAAACAAAAAAATGGTTTTACTGTAGATTTATACGTAGACGGTAAACACGCAGGACAATATACACATACACGCAACGAAGATAATGTGCGTAACTTTGCAGAAATATTCCCAGAGTTTCGTAATAAAGGACACGGCGGCATGCTATTGTTAAAAGCAATAGCCACAGCAGACGAATTAGGTATGGACTTTGAAGAAGATTCACACAGTCTTACACCTGCTATGAGCAGATTATATGATGAACTAGATGGCTCAGGTTTAATTTATGGTGGCGATGGTGCTTGGGCAATTAGTCCAACTGGTGAAGATGCTCTAGACGAATACCTAAGCGAGAACTTTAACATGAAAGGCGGTAAGAAATGAAAATAGCAGAACTGTTTGAAACATTTGACCAACCTTATCCTCTATCATGGACAGGTGAAACGGATGGCTTCCAGGGCCCGGGCCCCCATGGCGGCATGCGAGCATTTGCCAACTTACCTGACGACACACCACTGCTTATTATGTTCAATCATGAAGGGAACGGGGAATATCAAGTAGAGTTTCATAGAAATCATAGTCAAGATGTATCAGGTGAAGGCGATGCTTATAAAATATTTGCTACAGTTTTACACGCTATAAAAAAGTTTATTAAAGAACGTAGTCCCGAAATGATATTTTTTTCCGGTGAAAAAGGAGATATAGGCGACAACCCAAGCAGAACAAACCTTTATTCTAGAATGGTACAAAAGTTTGCTAGACAGTTAGGCTATAACGCATACGTTGAAGACCAAGGCGACATGGTGCAGTATGAGTTGAACAAAATAAATTAGGAAAAAGAAATGAGATTTGCACAAATACAGAATCCTGACGTAAGTTTAGTTTATGTTAATTTACAAGAGAGTGACTATTTGTTAAAATACACTGATAAGAGAGTATTTAAAAGAGATCTAAATGAGCATGAGCAGTGGATTGCTGATGGCTTAGTTAAGAAGGATATTCTTAAACGTGTAAAAGTTGAAGGTAAGATAGCGTATATACGCAACTTTAAACTAGATGAGTCTCAAATAAAAGTGTCATTATATAAAGATATATTGAACGAAGATCTCAAAAAAACTGCGGCCAGTGTTGCGGCCGCTGGAGCATTGGCGGCAAGTGGCATACATTCAATTGATCAAAATACACCACAGCCTGATCTACAAACAAAAACACAAATAACACAAACAATCGAACAAGATCCATATGACAAAGAATTTGGTGATGTAAATGCTCTTAAGAGTATGATTAAGCATCACGAAGGCAAACGCTTAAAAGTTTATAAAGACACAGTTGGCAAGGACACAATTGGTTATGGACACTTAGTTAAGCCTGGCGAAGACTTTTCCAAAGGCATTACAGACCAACAAGCAGACGAAATGTTTGACAAAGACTTTGAGCATCATGTAAAGGGTGCAAGAACAACACCTGGTTATAATTTAGCGGACCAAAGACGCAAACAAGCGATGGTTGATTTGGCTTATAATATGGGTCCAAATTGGCACAAGACATGGCCAAAATTTTCCGCGGCGGCCGAAAAAGGTGATTGGAAAACTGCCGCAAAAGAACTACAAAATAGTAAGTGGTACAATCAAGTTGGTAATCGTGGTAAAACAATTGTTAACATGATTGCTGACCAATAATATTTTTTAAACAACCGTATACGGTTAAATATTAGTATGAACCAATCTAAGAAAAAAATCGATGCGACTTTTTCGGACATGTATGACGACATGATGGAGAAGTTAGAAAAGCATGGAAGATTACATTATTTAAAAATTAAAAAACTTAATAAAGGCATAAAAGTAGGCGATATTCGAATTAGAAAAACACAAAATGGATATGTTCTTAAGAAAGGATATAACAAAGGTTATTCAATTATCGAGAAAAATATATACACAAAAAAGGCTGCTATTATGCTGGCTGTTTTTCATAATAATGGTGATCAAGTAAAATATAAGCAAGTACTCGAGAGCGATATAAAATATGGCAATGCAGTTGAAAAATTATTAATATCCAAAGAAAAAATTAAGTATTATGCTGAAGAAAGCGATTGGTTTAAAGTAGATTTTATAGAATCTAGAGTTAAAACCTACGTTTGGAATGCCCAAGAGGCAAAAGACAACTTAACGCAACTATATTATAATTGCGTTTTTTAATAAATACGAATAACTTATTTTATATTACAGATTTGGAAACATATTATGAATTTAACAGATTTAAATACAACACAAACAGCAGGAGAATTAAGCAATAGTGTCCAAAATGCCTTTGGTGTAAAGGTAGACATTACTAAATTGGACCTAGATCATACACAAAAATTACTCCTAACAGTAAATGAAGAGATTAAAAAGCAACGCTTATCAGAAGATAGGCACAATTTGCATAACTCAAAATCATATCTAGCAAAGATCTTTATTAAAGAAAATTTAGAAAAGCATATTGAAGAGTTGTTAGAATTTAGTCCTGAAAATGAAAAGGCCGCAGATGCAGAAAAAATTCCAAACCAAGGCAGTACTGCCGATGCTGGATTTGGTGCAGGACCAGGCAAAAAGAAAGCAAGACCAGGCAAAAAGAAAGCAAAAGTAAAAGAAGCGGCAGGTAAGATGAAGAAAAAGAAACCTTGTCCGGAAGATGTAAATGAAGAAGAAATTTCAGAAAAGAAAGAGAAAGACGACAGATATACATTTGATCCTAAAGGTATGCAAGCACTTCGTATTCTAGTTGGCGGTCAAAACATGGTGCGAGCGAAAACTGCTATTGAAATGGCTATGAATGGCAAGTCTGTTCCTGCTATATATGTTAAAACATTCCTTCCTCTAATTAATATTTTAGATGACATTATGCGATCAGGCATGGCTAATGTGCAACTACTAAAAAATATTGATAAAAGAGCAAAGAAACAACTTGGCTTAGAATCAACAGAGGTAGAGATTTCAGAAAGATTACGCGCATTGTACGAAAGTCAAGAAGACCAAGCAGAACTACTACTAGCATCTAAAGATGTTGTAGATAGAGTACAAAAAGCAGTTGATGATTTAAGCAAACTACGCAACGAAGATTTACCACCATTGTTAGATGCAATGCGTGATGAATTAGGCTCCGAGATGAGCGAAGCATATGCTAACATTGCCCTTCCTACATTAGACAATTTGGTTGATACAAATGGACAAGGACGTGAAACATTAGCACAAGCAAGCAGAATCATTACAGGTGAAGAACAACCTGTAGAGCAAATGGGTGCTGATGTTGAAGAAATTCCAGGTGAAGAAATTCCAGGTGAAGAAGAGTTTTCAACTGCTGATGTAGCGGCTGGCGCAGAAGAGCCAGAAGGAAGAGAAGAGCGCGAGTAATATGCGATTTGCTGAAATTTTAAATTTGACGGAGCAAGGACCTGTAGACGACGACATGGTCGAAGCGTTGATTACCGTATTAAATCACGAACTTAAAAGTGCAGATAATTCAGCAGAAATAGGTGATAATGAAATAAGTTTTGTAGAATTAGTTCATACTATGAGAAACTTAGGGCATGTTATAGATTTTGATGGTTTTAAACAAATTTATGATATGGACCCCGGAGTCCAAAATTTAATTAAAAACTTCGATAAAGATTTCATTACATTAAACACAGAAGAAGAATTAGAAGTAGATGTTTCGGATGAAGCAAATATTGATGAGCCAAGTCAAAACAAAGTTGACAGTATGGCTAAAAGAGCATTGAAGAAGAGAACATAAATTATGGCATATTTTCCAACGGCATCCCACGCAAGAGATCGCGGACAAGATAATCAGTTAATTGCTCAAGAAATATTAATACTAGAATTACGTGTATTAGCCGCTGTTGCTAGTAACGCTTTGTCAACAACGGCAACTGATACAACCACAGTTACTATTAATGGCACAGTAGTTACAGGTAGCCCAATGACAAATGATGACGCAACAGGTGAAGCGTTTTATAGTGTATGGAAAGGTAATACAGAAAGCACACTACGATCTGAACAAATGTCAGAAGTAATGAGTCATTTTACCAATAAAAAGTACACAATTGTTAGAAAGAAAAACACCACAACAAATGATACATTTTATTGGGAAATTTCTTGGTAATGAGACTTTTCGAATTTGCTAATAGTAAAGATGCTTTAACACTGTTTAGAACTGTGCAAAACGCAATGGGTGTTAAAACATTTAAAGAATGGCATGGACTTGATGAAGGAGAAGAAAGAGAGTATCGCCTGGGAGCTGGAGCTACTAAAAAGAAAATATTTCAATTGATTTGGACTAATCCCAAAGGTAAGAAACAAAAAAATTGGGTAAAACAATTAAGTAAAAACAGTTTTCAACAATTAAAAAAAGATGGTATGCCTAAAGAAACATCAACAAAAACTACAGACAAATATGAAATAATTATACCAGACCCAGGGTTTAAATTAAAGCCTGCGGTAATGAATAACAAATATGCTGAATTGGAACTTGATGAAGGTAAACTAATGACAGCAATAAAAAATAAGGCATATAAGTTGGCGGCAAAGTATTATATACAATATAAAAAACGAGGAGATAATTCTGGAGTAGCTTTACATAAGGCAGCTAGCACTGTTAAAGGTGTTAATGATAAAGATTTACAGTTGTATCTTACAAAACTAAAACTATTATAAATATTATTATGACTGACGATAATAATACTGATGATACTGATGAAGTCTCAACCGGAGCGTATGGAACTCCTACAACTATACGGTATACATATGATCCGGCTGTAGGTACTACTGGAGATAATACTGAAACACCGCCTGCGACTACGTTACGCAGTAGAACAATATTAGGCGATGCATCTGTAAAGCAAGAAGTACAGTTCATTAATCAAGTTCTTAAAACATCGTCAGAAGCAGGAAATGTTAGGGCAGTAGTAGATACTGGCCCAGTGATGGCTGGCAAGTATACATATGGCCATTGGTTTTTACTTGAAGAAATATTTCAATATGGCGCGGCATGGACAGGTGATCCTTTCACTTCCATTATGGAGATTCCTGATGCCCAAGATATGACAATGCCAGAACTTATGGCCGCTATAAAAGAAAAAGAACCACAGATTTTCCAAAGACACAAACAAATTAATGCTGTTCTTACTCATTTTCGAAAACTAGGATACCAAATACATCCTGGAAATTGGTTTGATGCAAGAGTAACTGAACCTATTAAATGGGTAATTAATTGGAATAATACGATATTAGATCATATCTCAATAATAGATGATACACTAGTTATAGGCAAACCTGACCAAATGGGGCCAGTGGGGCCTAAAGAAAGGTCAGGCGAAGCTTTAACACAAAGTACTAGTGGAGTCCTTGCGCCAGTCGAAGGATTAACTGAGCCAATACACCCACAAACAAAGATAAACTTTTTTGGCTTAGGTGATAAAGGAAATGGACAAGTAGTAATGAGACCTGCCGGCCAAGCAATGGGAACAGAGAATTACCTGTATGAAGATTTAAATACAGATATAAGCGGCGGATCATACGACTTTGCAGATCCAGGCGATACGAATGGTGCCCTTAACGCAGTAATGGGTTTAATCAATACTATGGCAGGAAACATTGATAATTCAATGGGACAATTATCAGGAATTGGTTTATTCCGTACGGAAGTAGATAATGATTTCGCAAGAGTGCCTGGCATTATAAACAGTGGAGATGGCACAGTCCAAGATGTATCTAACGTAACAACATTTAGTCCAACAGGAAAACTGTTAACTGGTGGCTCGTTGATAGACGAGATCCCCGTCGGAGGCACTGTCACTATTAATGGTGTACCGGTCGCCGCAAATCCATGGGTATTTGTTAATTTAAGTGGCCATTGGTATGCAGCCACGTGGGAATGGATGCGCCCGGGACAAGTAACTAAATCACGAAAAGCCGTAAATGGTGACCATATAAAACAGCCGCCATTGGCGTCTTGGTCTCCAAGCACAGGAGAAACACTCTATTTTATGGTATCTGGTTTAGCGCGGGGAAGCGAAAGAAATGTTAACGAAAGATCTAACTTAATTAAAGTTACTTGGCCTGCACCGGGCGGATCGACAACATCATCACAATCAAGTGGTATGGTCGGTGCATCTTGGTTACATCACAATGTATCTAGTTGGCCAGTCACTAGTAAGTTATCGTCAGTGACAGTTACTGCCGGTAATATTACTTTGAATCATGATAAAGCAAGTGCTTGGGCTTCAGTCGGCGACAAGGACGGCGGCAACGGCGGATCTATTACAACTTTTATAGGGATTCATTCATTCAGTGCTTTGGGAGCTGGAGCAGTTTGGAAACCAAAATCTGAAAAAGATAATAAGCTTGTTGTAGTGTTGCCTTCCAAATATGCCAAAACAACTGTTATTGTGGGCGGAGATACTGGTGTATTTACAGGATTTAACAATGGCAATCGTGGACACTACCGTTTTCCAAAACCAGGTGATGGGTATGAGCCAGCAGTAAGTGTCACAGTTGGTAATACTTCTTTTACGGTGAATAATCCAGCCAGACGTATAGGTTAATGCGGAATAAATCTTGACATCTAAATTTAAATCAATTATAATATATACATGATATTACTGGAAAAATACGATTACAACGAATTAAAACGTGTTACGACTATAGATAGAAAACGCAAGTATCAATTACCTGATGGATCAGCAGTTCCTAGCGTTACAACTATATTAGACGCGACTAAATCCCAACAAGAAAGAGAAGCATTAGCAAACTGGAAAAAGCGTGTTGGCGAAACGCAAGCACAGCAAATTAGTACAGAAGCCGCAAATGTCGGCACACTAATGCATAAAAATTTAGAATTATATATTGAGAGCCATGAACGCAAAGTTGGCAGTAATGTCATACACCAAAAAGCATACAACATGTCAAATGTTATTATTGCCGAAGGACTTAGGAAAGTTAGCGAAATATATGGTACAGAAGTCTCGCTATACTATGAAGGATTATACGCAGGCACAACAGATTGTGTAGGACTTTGGAAAGGTAACTTAGCAATACTTGACTTTAAGCAAACTAATAAACCTAAGAAAAAAGAATGGATTAGCAACTATTTTTGCCAGTTAGCCGCATACGCACAAGCACACAATGAAATGTTTGGTACAGACATTAAAACCGGGGTTGTGTTAATGTGCTCTAAAGACTTAAATTATCAAGAGTTTGTTATCGAAGGCAAGGAGTTTGAGAACGCAGCTAACGAATGGAACAGACGCGTTGCTCAATATTATAATTTGGATGTATAGATATAAAGATATTACTAGTGTACAAATTGAAATAACCGAAAAGTGTAACGCGGCATGCCCTGCCTGTAGTAGAGCATATTATGGATATGGAGAACTAGCAGGCACCTATCAAAAACACATGTCGCTAGATGAGTTTAAATTTTTATTAACATCAAAACTGGTATCCAACTTAGAACGTGTTATATTTTGTGGAAATGTTGGAGACGCCCAAGTAAATCCTAATCTACCTCAAATGGTAGATTATCTTTATTCCTGTAATAATGATATTATAATTGAAATTAATACCAACGGCGGAATGCATAGTACTGATTATTGGGCAAATTTTGCAAAGTATAAAAATATGAAAATATGGTTTGCAGTAGATGGCACAACGCAAGAAGTACATTCTTATTATAGACAAAACACAAATCTTAAAAAAGTTTTAGAAAACGCAAAAGCATTTATAGACGCAGGTGGAAATGCTATTTTACAGTTTATACTTTTTAAACATAATCAACATCAATTTGAAGATGTTAAAGAACTTGCCAAAGAATATAATTTTGCAAAAATAGAAATTATCAATACGGATAGGCCAGAAGATACTCCAGTATATACCAGTAAAGGAGAATATGTTGGTCAACTTCAAGGTGCGGAAGGCTTAGAAGATTATGACAGATACTTAACTGATCAAACAGAAAACATCAAAAATAATGAAGAACAAACAGATATAAAAATATCATATCCATATTTAGATGCAATGCTTTATGAAGTAAATGAAACATTGTCTGATCTTTTTAAAAAGGCTATCCAAAAACACGGAAAGGGTCCTGTATACAATATTGCAAAAAAATATAAGGCACATATGTTTGTTAGTGAAGATGATAACCAAATTGATCAAATTAATATAAAAGAATATACATCATTTTTAAAAATCGCACAAGAAAAATATGTTAGTCAAAATAAATCATGGGAAGAAGAAGCAGAAAAATTTATTTGGGTTAAAGATTCGCTATGGAAAGTGACCAATATTGAAGAATATGACAACGTTGATGTCAATAAAGTTCTGAGAGGTTTACCATCGAGTAAAAAGCACAGTAATAGAAAAATAAATTGCATGGCTGTAACAGAATCTAAAGTTTTTATTACAGCAGACGGCTTTGTTTATCCGTGTTGTATGATGGGTCATAATCACACAAGAATTGCAAATGAGTACACTTACGATCTGAGAGAATTGTTATTAACTTTTGGTTTTAAAAACGATGCTAACAATGCTCTAAAATATGGTGGTATAGAAGAAGTATTCAAAACAGGATTTTTTGACACAATAGCAAATACATGGACTCCAAATACAACAGAGAATAGGTTTCTACAGACTCTAAATGCCGACTACGGTGATTGTGGTAATTTAAATATGTGTGCCTCTGCTTGTAGCAACTGTGATTATAATGCCTAAAGTATAAATATACATATGGCAATTGTACAAATTTCTAGAATTCAACATCGTAGAGGGTTAGCAGAAAATCTTCCACAGTTATCACATGCTGAATTGGGTTGGGTAACCAACACAAGAGAATTATACATCGGTAATGGGCCGTTAAGTGCTGGTGCACCTGTAGTTGGCAATACAGCAATTCTAACAGAACACAGTGATTTAGCAGGTCTCATCAATTTTACTTATGAAGGCAATGCAAGCGCAACAGTAGATACCGGCGCAACGGCGGGAGCTCCTATTGTTAGAACATTGCAAGATAGACTTGATGACCACGTAAGTATAATGGACTTTGGTGCCAGTGGCAACGGCACAGTAGATGATACTGCGGCGATTGCAAGAGCAATATACCAACTGTTTGTTAGAGACACAACACAAAAGGCCCGCAGAAGTTTATATTTCCCTGCAGGTGTATATAAAGTCACTGCACCTATAGAAGTTCCTACTTGGGCGACATTATACGGTGATGGCTCTGGAAAAACAATTATACAATATGAAGAGACACAAACCAATGCAACAGCCACAGCGACTATCACTGCCGGCGCAGTAAGTTCATTAACTGTTGCCACACCAGGCGCTGGTTATGCTACTGCCCCTGTTGTAACAATTACAGGTGATGGTGCTGGTGCATCATTTACAGCAAATATAACAGACGGCGCAATTACATCATTTACACAAGTAAGTGGTGGTGCCGGCTATTCAACTGCCAGCGTGTCTATTACGTCAAGTAAAACGGCAGGGCATGATAGTTGCGTTATACGTACAGTTGACTCCAAAGGCCAAGCCGCTCCAAATATTGGTAATAATAGTGCAACCCAACCGCAAAATATTGTGATTAGAGGTATGACTATTAAAACTACTGATTCAACACATTTAATTCAAGACTGTATTCAAATTGATTCTACATTAAATTCTTATTTTGAAGATGTAGCATTTGTTGGCACATATAACAGTACTGATGGATTGAATAGTAGTGACAGACCGGCCGGTTTTAATATATCTGAAACACTCGCACTAAGAACAAGAAACTTAGTTTTTAATGCTTGTTCGTTCCAGGGTGTTCCACTTGGTGTTTATTCCAATGATGCTATCGAAGGATTATCATTCCATAACTGTAACTTTGATACAATGTATAAAGGTTTTTGGTTAGGTGAGACAACCGCATCAGGCACAGGCCCACACAGTATTAAAATTACAAGTTCTTTATTCCGTGATATTGATTATGAAGCAATTGATGTTGATCGCGCACAAGGAATTTATTCTATAGGCAATACATTTGTTGACGTGGCCAATAACGGCAACGCAGATGCTACTGCTAGTGCTGTTGCTGATGTTATTAATTTTAACTCCGTAAACGTTTCAGATTGCACAAGTATATCAGATAAATTTGGTAGAACAGATGGTGATGTTGGCACATATGACAGAGTGCAACTAAATCACGCTGACGGATATGTATTAATACCTGACACTAAGGAATTATTTGGTAGAAGAGAGCATACTATTAGTAATCAACTGTCATTACTAGACAATCAAACAGCCACGTCTACTGGTATTACTTTCCTTGAGTCGGAAGTTAAATATGTAAAAATGTATTATAGTATAACAAGAGGTACTGAATCACAAGTTGGCGAACTTAGCATAGCAATTAAATCAGGTGCTTCTACTGTAACAGATTCTATTACTCAAACTGGAGCAACTGGTGTTACATTTACAGTAACGCACAGTGCTGGTACAGCAACAATGCGATATACTACTACCAGTACTGGTTCGGCCGCAACACTTGTATATTATATAGAATATTTACATTCATAGCCTATAGTGTACCTAGAAACACGTTTAACTACCTACATAATTTTCTAACAGACCATTTAAATACATTTAATATCGTGATTACGATATATACATTATTAATACAAAAATTCGTGACATCTTAGCACTTTTGTTGTATAATGTTATAACAGAATAAAGGAATCAATAAATGGCGGCCCATCAATTACCCACTCTATATCAGCAGTATATTCACTTATCAAGATACTCTCGTTACAGATATGATGTTAAACGCAGAGAAACATGGGAAGAAACAGTTAGCAGATACTTCGACTTTTTCGAAGAACATTTAAAACAGCAATGTGAATACAAATTACCCACTGGACTTAAAACACAATTAAAAGATGCTGTTCTAAATTTAGACATAATGCCTTCAATGCGTTGTCTTATGACAGCAGGTGAAGCACTATCACGTGAAAACATCGCAGGATATAATTGTTCATTTGTTGCTATCGAAACACCAAGAGCATTTGATGAGATTTTATATATTTTAATGAATGGAACAGGCGTTGGGTTTAGTGTTGAAAGACAAATGGTTAACGAGATGCCTAGAGTTGCAGATGATTTTCATGATACTGAAACTACAATCGTGGTAAGTGACTCTAAACTTGGATGGGCAAAGGCACTTAAAGAACTTATCCATTTGCTATATGGTGGACAAATTCCTCAGTGGGATTTGTCAAGAGTTCGCCCAGCAGGCGCACCATTAAAAACATTTGGCGGTCGTGCTTCTGGCCCAGAGCCATTGGAAGATTTGTTTAGATTTTGTATAGATATATTTAAAAACGCCGCGGGCCGTAAACTAACATCACTTGAGTGTCACGACATTACATGTAAGATTGCTGAAATTGTTGTAGTTGGTGGCGTTCGCCGCTCAGCACTTATCTCATTATCCAACCTAAGTGATGACAGAATGAGACATGCTAAAGCAGGTCAATGGTGGGAAAACAATACTCAACGTGCGTTAGCAAACAATTCCGCTTGTTATACAGAAAGACCAGATGTAGGTATTTTTATGGAAGAGTGGAAAGCATTATATGATTCCAAATCAGGCGAGCGTGGTATCTTTAATAGAGAAGCCGCACAAAAGGTTGCCGCTTCAAGTGGACGTAGAGATCCAGAGCATAACTTTGGCACCAATCCTTGCAGTGAAATTATTTTAAGATCTGAAGAATTTTGTAATTTATCTGAAGTTGTTGTTCGTCCAGAAGACACACTCGAATCTTTAAAGAACAAAGTTATCAATGCTACAATTTTAGGCACATTCCAATCAACACTTACTAACTTTAAATACCTTAACAAGCGTTGGGAAAATAACTGCCAAGAAGAAAGACTATTAGGCGTTTCATTGACGGGCATTATGGATAATGCTTTTACGAATGGCAAGAAGAAAGGTATTGAGGAATTATTATCAGAACTTAAACAAGTAGCAGTTGCAACAAACAAAGAAATTGCTTCAAAGTTAGGTATTGCTCAATCAGCCGCTATTACTTGTGTAAAACCAAGTGGCACGGTTAGTCAACTAGTTGATAGTGCAAGTGGCATTCACGCAAGACACAATCCTTATTATATTAGAACTATTCGTGCTGATAAGAAGGATCCACTTGCTAAGATGATGAAGGAAGCAGGGTTTCCTTGTGAAGATGATGTGACAAAACCAAACCATACTTATGTTTTCTCATTCCCAGTTAAAGGTCCTAAGAACGGTGTATACCGTAAAGACATGACCGCTATTGAGCAACTAGAGTTATGGAAAGTATATCAAGAACACTGGTGCGAACACAAACCATCAGTAACCATTAGTGTAAAAGAAACAGAATGGATGGAAGTAGGTGCATGGGTATATAACAACTTTGATATGATGTCAGGAGTTTCATTCTTGCCATTTAACGATCATACTTACAGACAAGCACCATATCAAGATTGCTCAGAAGAAGAGTATAAAGAGTTATTAGCTAAAATGCCCAAAGATGTTGATTGGGGATTGCTAAGTGAATATGAAGAACAAGATATGACCACCAGTTCACAAGAACTAGCATGTGTGGCGGGTGGATGTGGAATCTAAAGGCGCCTTATTAATGAAAGAGTGTAACATCTGGAATAAATGGGATCCGCTTAAAAAAGTAATGCTTGGCACCGTGTGGGGGCCGGACTTCTTTGAAAATATCAAAGATGCAAAAGTTAGAAACCCTTTGCAAAGAATTGCAGAAGAAACACTCGAAGACTTATCAAATTATGAAAAAATTTTAAAAGATTTTGGATGCGAAGTTATTCGTCCTACATCTGATAAATCCGATAGAATTGAAAATTATATTAATGAAGTAGGTGAAGTAAAAATCCCTAGAAATGCATTACAACCAAGAGATAATCAAATAGTAATAGGAAATAAACTATGGACTAATTATGCTGATAATCTAAATATAACAAATGGACTCAAGTCAAACGGATATAAATTGCATAATATGTTTGATTTTCAAAATGAGTCGGATGATTATTTAAAAATAGAAAATTTTTCCATAGAAAAACACCCTCCTACAAGTGCAAATGTCTTTTTACTAGGAAAAGATGCTTATATAAATTATACATGCTGTATGCCCTGGGCAGGCTTAAAAAGAATGTTTGCAGATACTCGAATAAATGTATTAGATAATCCATATTCTCACAGTGATGGATGTTTTCATCCAATAAAGCCTGGTGCTATTATAAGCGTATTTGATTTTCAAGACTATAATGAAACCTTTCCAAATTGGGATGTATGTTATATAGAAAATGAATCTTGGGAAAAAATTCGAGATTTTTTTAATTGGAAACAGAAAACAAACGGTAAATGGTGGCATCCTGAAGCGGTTTCAAATCCAGAATTTGCAAATTATGTTAATACCTGGTTAGATGAATGGGTAGGGTATGTTGAGGAAAGTGTATTTGACGTTAACGTTTTAGTATTAGATGAGCGCCATGTGTGTGTTAGTAGTATGACAAATAAAAATCTATTAGATTTTTTAAAAAAGCATAAAATGGAACCCGTACATGTACCATGGAGACATTGTTATTTCTGGGATGGCGGCTTGCATTGCTTAACGTTAGATTTATATAGAGAAGGAGAGAAACAAGATTACTTTCCAAATAGAGAAGAACCAATAATTTTAAAGGAGTATTTAAATAAATGATTACTGTATATAGTAAAGATACGTGTGGTTTTTGTGTTAGTGCAAAGAAGTATTTAGAAGAAAACAATATTGAATATAAAGAAGTTAGTTTAGATACAAACGAAGAAGCAAAGCAATGGATCCTGGGCCAGGGTTTTAGAACTGTTCCTCAGATTTATAAAGACGATACATTAATTAAAGGCGGATTTCACGGATTAATTGCACACCCCATTGATGATCTTGTTGCATAATGTTTCGTTTATGTCTCGATGATACGTGCCGGCCAGTCGATCAATGCCAAGCCTGTGAACGCAACGCACTAATCATATGCTTTTTAATCAATGCACTTATGTTTGGATTAGAGTTATATTATGGTATATTGTCTCATTCAGTAAGTTTATTAAGTGATAGTGCTCATAATATAGGCGATGCACTTATATTAGGAAGTAGTATAGTTGTTATAGGATCAGCAGTAAAAACAAAAGCCAAACTAGCGTTAGTCAAATCAATAATAATGTTTGCGTTTGGTATTATGGCATTAGTATATGTCCTTAATAACATTATGACGGGATATGTTCCTGATCCACACCCTATAACTTATGTAGGTATTTTTGTATTAATAGGAAATATTATATCAGCAGTAATATTGTTATATTATAGAAACAAAGATATTAATCTTAAGAGTGCTTATATATGTTGTAGAAATGATGCATTATCAAGTGTTGGTATTATTATAGCAGGATTATTGGTAATGTTTACACAAAGCAATATTCCAGATATCGTTATAGGCGGAGGTATTGCTTTATTAATATGCACTAGTGCAATAAAAATATTCAAGGAAAGTACAAATGTTATTAGAAGTCAATTATAAAAAGAATGATGTTATCTCAATTAAATTAACATCTGGTGAAGAAGTTATTGGTAGATTTAGTGACGAAACTGAAACTCATATCACAATAGAAAAACCTATGTCTCTACAAATGGGCCCGCAAGGGGTCGGAATTTCTCAGTTTATGTTTACTATGGAGTTAGATTCTACTGTCACACTAGACAAATCCCATTGTATGGTTATCGGCAAAACAGTAAAGCCAATGGCAGATCAATATATCCAAGGAACAACTGGCATTAGTGTGGGATAATAAATAGTTATTATAATACGTTATAAATAACTATATGTCAGGTTGGAAAGCACAAAGAGAAAAAGATCCTAACACGGCCGGTGGCATTGCGACTGGTGGTGCAAAGTCTGTTCTTATAAACGGAAGGAAAGCAGGTGTTCCTGACATGTCAGTGACGCCCCACGCTCCGTGCCCGAATCCAGGATCGCATTGTAGTGCGTTAACCGTTTCTACATGTGAATCAGTTATTATTGAAGGTAAACCAGCATTAAGAACTGATGTTGATATAGATACATGCGGACACCCTAGGGCAGTAGGTAGTCCTGATGTTATAGTAGGTTCATAATATGTCTTTTTTACTACCGGACTTTAATCAACAAAGAGAAAAAGAAAAGGCGGCGGCAGATGCCGGCGGATGTCAGACTGGCGACAATTGTTTAGGAACAGAAGCCTTAAAGGAAATGTTGAAGCCGATCGGCGATCCTAACAGAGCAATACAAATGCCAGCGTCTACACAGGCACTTATTGATGGTATTAAATCAAAAATAGCCGTTACTACTACAATGATAGGGAATTTGGCTAACGTTGAAGCAACTGGGCAAGAAGCAGGAATGTTTGGTTGTGCTCAAACACACGCTAACGCAATTCATCAATTAGGAGCAGATTGTGGAATGGTTCCCGATAATATGCAGGCATCGTTAGGTAGTTCTACATTAATAGAATCTGTTGAAAATCATGTAAAAAAACTTATACCAGATGATTTATCAAAATTTACAGAAAATTTTGCACAGATAGAATCTGCTGTAGCACAATCTGCAGATGTAATGCATAACGCTGTGCAAGGTGCAAAAGAAACAGTTTCTTCAGAACTTGGTAAAGTAGCAGGGCAATTTGCTCAAATGGCTTCTGGTTCTGGAACAGCAGGCGCTGGATTTGCAAATGCCGCATCACAACTTGGCACATTGGCTGGATTACCACTAGATCAAAGTTCTGCATCTTTGTTAGAATCAGCATTGGTATCTCCTGTAGTTTCAAATGCTGTTCGTGATAGCGGTATTGATTTAGATACTTTAACAGACAGCCAAGCAACAAGTATATTACAAAAAGTTAACACACCGACAGGCATATCAGAAATGAAAGCAGTTTTAGGAACAACTAAAGCGTCAGGCATTACTGATGGCTCGCAGTTTTTGGATTTTAAAAAAGCATCAGGTGGTGCTATTGGTACCTCGGAATTCAGCAATTATGTTAGCGATTTTGCTGGAGATTTTGGTGCATTATCTAACGGAGTCATAGCCGATCTAGGAGATGTGGTTTCAGGATTTGATAATATACCAGCAAATACAGGATTTCCGAGTGGAACTAGTAAAGTTTCAAGTGATTCGGCGACTGAATTAGCAAGCCAATTTGGCGGTGGTTCAGGTACAAATGGTGAAATGAAATTTGATGACGTAATGGGAACAGTTATGGGATCAACTGTTAACGCAGACGGCACTACTACGTTGAGTCCTTTTGAACAAGCATTGCAAGAATATCAAAATGCGTTAACTGGTTTGGGAGCAGGATCACCAATTGATTACGTTGGGCAAGCACTGACTGGAGATTGGTCTGAAGTAACGTCATCTGCAGACGACAGCGCAGAGGATTTAGAAGGGCCTGGTGCGGCCGGTGTAACGATTGCTAACACAGCGGCAAATCAGATGTCATTAAATGCTACACTGAACATGTTACTTCCAGATGCTATTGAATCTGTATCATCAAGTGGTGTAGCAAGCGCCGCGGCAAAATTACAGGGCATAATGGAAAAAGAAACTGCAAACTGGGAAAAATTGAGTCTGCCGTTGTCTGAAGGACCAAAAGTAGTAGAAAATATTCAATCAATGACTAGTTTTGTCGAGTCGCTTCCGCAAAAATTCCAAGATCCTAAAATAAAAGCTGCGTTGAATGGAGTATTGCAAGGCTCTGCTAAGGCTTTGGCAGATTCAGGCCAGTTTGAAGAAGCATTACAAAATGCTGTAGGTGTGCCGTCGACTAATAAAATATCACCGCATACATCCTAATTACTTTCCCTTCACCACCTGAATAATAAAAAAGAATATGTAAAATAATACTCTAACGTATAAATATATAAAACATTATTTACAGGATTTCATAATTATGAAAATTTTAGATATTATTAAAGAGAATGATGAACTCATTATGGAAAGATGGCCGCAAAAAAGTGGTTCCTCGGACGAAACGCAGTCTGGAGGTCTATTGGGCTGGCTTAAAAAGAAGTTTACTACAGACCCAATAGCAGACAAAATCAGGCACGGGCACAGAGCAAGAAGAGCTCGCGAAGGCGACCCAACTACAAGTGCTGTAGCAAAAACAGAGAAAGCATCAACACCAATGGATGCAGGTGAGTTTGCTGGTACACCAGTAGTAAAAACAAAGAAAGCACCACTACCAAATACTCCACCACCTGGAACAGCAGTAGCGGCCAAAGGACCAAATACTCCACCACCTGGAACAGCAGTAGCG